GGCAATTTTTTTATAAAGATTGATAAGATCTGGATTAATATCCGCGACAAGATAATGAGGATACTCTGTCGCCATCATCACAGCGCAGGAACCCGCGAAAGGCTCAACCAGTCGCAGGCCTGCAGGCAGGTGCTTTTTCAGCTCATGCATGACGGCGGTTTTATTGCCCGCCCATTTCAGGATGGTGCTCATACAGCACCCCCATTGTAGTGTTTGCCTTTCAGCTCTGCGATTTCCTTACAGGTGACGCAGCACTGCACGCCGGGAAGCGCACGGCGGCGAGCGGGCGGGATTGGCGCATCACATTCGATGCATAAAACGCGGGAAACGCCCGGCGCTTTACTGCGGGCGGTGTGGATGTGCCGCTGGCGTTCTTCTTCAACGCGCTGCTGTACGAGGTCCATAGAATCAGCCATCAGTGGATCTCCTGCGCTTCGTTCTGGATGTTTTCCGCAGTAACGCGCAGCAGCTCCGCCGCCTCAACGTGATTAAGCTGGCGCGATGTGATGTGACACGCCAGGCTATCAAGGCGGGCGGCCATTGCCGCAGCACGTGCACGGCGTTCTTCCATGCGGGCCTCTGTCAGTATCTGGTTAAGACCTGCATCATCCGGGCCGATTTTGTTGGAACGGGTTTCTATATTTCGCATTGTTGTTTCTCCTGAATTTTGGCAAAAGAATGCCCGGCGGGTTTACGCCATTAATTTCTGTTACTGGTTAACTCGGCATGGTTAGCCGCTTTGGAAATAAGCTCACCACTGCACGAAAATGGTTCATTGCTTTTATCAACTCCCGCTTTTCGTCAGTCGTCAGCTCATTCATATTGACGCTATGACGATCCGCCGGAATCTTAGCCATAAAGAATATGGCGGCTAAGGCACGCTCATTTTGTTTATGGTTAATATCTCGCTGGTCCCGCATATCGCTAATAAAACGATCCAGTTCAGGTTCTATATTCAAGCCGAACACTTTCGCCCTTAGCTCAGCAATATGATTCAGGCCATCCAGCCGATGTCCCGGACTTAGTGGAACAGTCGCAGAATCGCCTTCAATAGCCATGGTTTCCCCAGTTTATTAGTACGCAGTTCAGCCAGCAGCGCATCCTGCGAGCGGCACGGGTGCCAGCGCTTGCCATCTTTACCCATGATCCAGCCATGCCCGAAATGAGGTGATGGACTTTGCTTAACGAGAAGCGATGCAAGAGATGGTTGTTTAGTCAACATATCCACCTCAGAGCAGACCGAACGACGCGCCGAGGCCCGTCACGGTATCAACTGCGCTTGTCATTGCTGGACTTGTCTGCAGACGCGCCTGCAGCGTCACTGCGGTTAATGCCATCAGTCGAGTAACTGAATTTATGCTATCAACAATCTGACGGCGCCCTGCCGTTGTGTGCGCTTCGCCGGAAACAGCACCGGCAGCCACGCGGCCAATTTCTGCCGTAGCTTTTAGTACATAATCCGGCATCTTTTCGCGAGCGACTTCGTTTAGCGGCACGCACGGGAGGCAGTGGATCTGCGCCAGGAAGCCATCAACCAATGCGGAATCCTCGGTCAGATCAGTAAGCAGCCAGATTTCCGGTGCGGTAAGTTGGTGCGGCTGGTCCGGGTTTAGCTTATTGCGCAGTGTCTGGACATTCATTCCCGCGCGTTCTGCCAGTTTCGCCATGTTGTGACGCAGCGCGAAAGCCCGGCAAGCCTCTTCAAAGTGTGGATGTTTGGAAATCTTGTAATCAAACATGTTAGCCTCTTAGAAAGTTCTCATAATTGAACTTACTGACCAACAACAACGCGGAAGTTGGAATGACCAAGGGACTCACGCACTTGATCGGTTTTGTACATCAGATAACGCAGGCTTACACGCCCCTTATTTTTATCCTTTTTAACCATGTACTTAGCTAGCTTGCCATGGTGGATTTTTTGATAAACAGAACCGCGTGAAATGCCTTCCCATTCGGCGAACTCCGCAGGCGTAGCCATCTCTTTTGGTACACGAATTGAAATATCAGTGCTCATAGTGCAGTATCTCTCGGTTAAGGTTTGGTTTATGCCGTTTTATCTTGTTTTATGTGATTCAATATTTGAATCATTGAGATACTACGATCCAATATTTGATACGTAAATAGGATTAAAAAATGATACAGGTGAAGGCTGGGGAGAATACAGGGGGTAGAGAGGCTATCCATAGGTTGATGGTTGCCTATGATTTCAAGTCCAGACAGCAGCTATGCGATCACCTAGGCGCATCTAAAAGCACCATGGCAAACAGATACTTAAGAGACAGCTTTCCTGCAGAATGGGTGATTCAATGTGCTCTTGAAACAGGCGTTTCCTTACTCTGGCTAACCACAGGACAAGGCGAACCCGGAGCAAAAATTGATGATAAAAAAAGTATCAATTTCGTGAACTCTAGCAAGATAAAACCTCTATCTGAACTTGTATCGCCAGAGATCGACAAGGCAACCCTTGTGGGAGGCTCGCTGGTTGATGCCGGGAAGGCCATCATAGATAGCAGCCTGCTCCCCCCTGACTCAAGCGAGCTGCTTCTCGTAAATACCAATGGCGATTCATATTTAGTTGACCGTAACCAGACACCACCAGTGAATGGGATGTGGTTGGTCGATATCGACGGGATAAAAAGCATTGTTAAGTTAACTCGTCTTCCGGGGAACAGATTAGTTGTGCATCAAGATGACTCTTCGTTTGAGTGCAGCTTGGATGATATCGAGGTAGTTGGCCGCGCATTGAAAATCATTAAGAGCCTTTGATATGACCATCAGAAAACAGCCGAACGGAAAATGGTTGTGCGAGTGTTACCCAAACGGGCGTGACGGCAAGCGCGTGCGCAAGCAATTTGCGACGAAGGGCGAGGCAGTAGCATTCGAAAACTTCACCATGGATGAAGTGAACAAAAAGCCGTGGCTGGGTGAAAAGGAAGATCGGCGGCGTTTGTCAGAATTGATTGAGCAGTGGCACTCCCTTTACGGCCAGACGCTCGCGGACCCCAAGCGCCTTATGGCGAAACTGAATATTATCTGCAATGGGCTGGGCGATCCCGTCGCCTCTGAGTTAACCGCCGGTGACTTTACAAAATATCGTGAAGCACGATTAAAAGGCGAGGTTCGTAACGAAGACGGCGCGCTAATGTCGCCAGTAAAGCCGCGCACGGTAAACCTGGAACAGCGTAACTTATCATCCGTTTTTGGCACCCTGAAAAAGCTGGGGCACTGGTCAGCGCCTAACCCCCTCGCCGGGCTACCAACATTCAAAATCGCAGAGGGTGAGCTTGCCTTCCTAGCACCAGAAGAAATAAAACGCGTGCTGGACGCCTGCTCAGACTCTTCAAGTCCCAGCCTTCTTATGGTTGCTAAAATTTGCCTGGCTACCGGTGCACGTTGGAGCGAAGCCGAAAACCTGCAGGGACATCAGTTATCTAAATACCGGATCACCTATACCAAAACCAAAGGCAAGAAAAACCGAACCGTACCGATATCTCAGGATCTGTACGACGAACTCCCCAAAAACAGAGGGAAGCTATTCACGCCATGCCGAAAGGCTTTCGAGAGAGCAGTGAAGCGAGCGGGTATTGATTTACCAGAGGGTCAATGTACTCACGTTCTGCGCCATTCTTTCGCCAGCCATTTTATGATGAACGGCGGAAACATACTGGTACTACGTGATATTTTAGGTCATGCTGATATAAAGATGACGATGGTTTACGCTCATTTCTCACCGGATCATCTCGAAGATGCGGTCACTAAAAACCCAATTGTAGGATTAGAGGGCTATGGAAGATATAAATAATGGCAGCGCTTACAGAACATTATTCAACTCTTTAAGATACTGCACAGAAATAACACCGCCGTGTAAAATAGAAGACCCAGATAATGACATCATTCAAGATTTCAAAGTAAAATGCGACAGCTATATAAAAATATTAAAAAAACATACATCAGCGACAAGCATTGCTAATAATCATTACACCACTGACAAACTAGCAATGAAGAAGTTACGCGGTTATATAAATACTATATATGATGTGCGCGATACTGTTATTGATTGTCTTGAGTGTTTTTTATCAGGCGATATACAAGCGGCGTACGATCTCTTTGATGAAACATTTAATAGAACAAGCAAAAACCAGCATTTGAAAAATATTTGCATTCATCTGAATGATATTTGTAATGATTCAGATCCTCTTTACAGAGTAAGGAAGTCCGAAAAATTTTTAGAACAACGAAACGATCTATTCCACATACCATTTAAACTCAGGCACTTGGTAAATGCTCAACGTTATTCGGTAGCAGGGTTGCCTTGCTTATACCTAGGCACATCCCTATACATTTGTTGGCAAGAAATGGGAAAGCCTGATTTTGACAAGCTATATATTTCAGCTTTTAAATCTGAGAGGAATGGAAATAATAGATTGATATTAAACTTCGCCTCAGAGTTATTGAATTCATCCCTTTCCCTCAAAAAAGATGACATTTTCAGAATGACTTCCGAGGAAAATTTAATATCTTATCTTTGTTTATGGCCACTAATTATCGCTTGTAATTATATAAAAAAACAACCAGACGCAGCATTTAATCAGGAATACATAATCCCCAATATATTAATGCAGTGGATTAGTAGAAAAGAAAACTCTCCTATAATTGGTATTGCGTACCGTTCTACAAAAATTACATCTATTAAGCATAGCGATTTAGCTATTAATGTCGTTATCCCTCCTAAAGCCACATACAAACAAATGACAAATAGCTCGTACTGTCCGACTTTGAGCAAAACCTTTACACTTACCAAACCAATATCATGGCAATTACTTAAGACACTAGATTATCCATTGATGAGTGATGGCGAAGCTGAAAGAGCAATAGAACGTTTGAGAAAAAGAGAGATACAAAATTTCCATGAAGACCTGGTGAGATTTTACCCAGTTACTGATTTTAGAAGACTTGAGAGGACCATTGATGAGCTTCTACCGTACGAGGCTATAGAAGGAGACTAGTGGCGACATTTTGGCGGCAGAGCATTAAAAATGTGTAAAACGGACAAACAGCCAATAACATTAATGCTCTGTTTTTAAACGCAAATACTTGTTTTAACTATAGTGAAAATGGTATGTAGGAATTTCGGACGCGGGTTCAACTCCCGCCAGCCCAAAATTCTCCATCGGTGATTACCAGAGTCATCCGATGAAGTCCTAAGAGCCCGCACGGCGCAAGCCCTGTGGGCTTTTTTGTGCCTTGAATTTATCCCGCGAAGTCCGAAGAGAACTCATTAAATCCGAACCTTTTAGGCCCATTGATAGGCCCAACGAAAAGCTCTGTTGTTTTCGCGCTACCAATTACCCGCCGTAAGCGTCGTCTCAGCACCGTCTGGCAGATCCTGAAATTCCTGAGAGGATAGTAGACACCAAATATGGTGGACGCTATCCATGAAATCATTAACCGCAGTGCGTAAAAAAAGCCCTAATTATCCTGTTGAGTTCAAAATCAAAATGGTTGAACTCTCGCATCGACCAGAGATCTCCGTAGCGCAACTCGCTCGTGAGCATGGCATCAACGATAATCTGCTGTTCAAGTGGCGTCAGTACTGGCGTGAAGGAAAACTACGTCCTCCTTCAACAACAGAAAACAGCGTGCCTGAGTTGCTCCCGATAACACTTGATGCCGAAGATGTTGTCCCTGCAACCTCCTCCCGGTCACAACCTGTAGTTGAGGCGGCACCTGAATCACTCAATATCAGCTGTGAAGTGACGTTCCGGCACGGATCACTACGGCTGAATGGTGCCATCAGCGAAAATATCCTGAACCTGCTGATACGGGAGCTCAAACGTTGATCCCATTACCATCAGGGACAAAGATCTGGCTGGTCGCTGGCATCACCGATATGAGAAACGGCTTCAACGGCCTGGCGGCAAAAGTGCAGACGATGCTGAAAGACGATCCGATGTCAGGTCATGTTTTTATCTTCCGTGGGCGTAATGGCAGTCAGGTAAAGCTCCTATGGTCTACCGGGGATGGACTGTGTCTGCTGACCAAACGGCTGGAGCGCGGCCGCTTCGCCTGGCCGTCAGCCAGGGATGGCAAAGTGTTCCTCACACCGGCACAGCTGGCAATGCTCCTTGAAGGTATCGACTGGCGGCAGCCTAAAAGACTGCTTACGTCCCTGACTATGTTGTAGGCCTCTTTATCCTGGTCGACGCTGAAGGAGCCTGGTAATATACCCGGCATGAATAGCTCACTTCCTGACAATATCGACGAACTGAAACGTCTCCTTGCTGAACAGGAAGCGCTGAACCGTGCCCTGTTGGAAAAGCTGGCCTCCCGTGAACGCGAAATAGATCATCTGCAGGCGCAACTGGATAAGCTGCGCCGAATGAACTTCGGCAGCCGCTCCGAAAAAGTCTCCCGCCGTATCGCGCAGATGGAAGCCGACCTTAACCAGTTGCAGAAAGAAAGCGATACGCTGACCGGTCGGGTGGATGACCCGGCCGTGCAGCGTTCGCTGCGGCAGACCCGTACCCGCAAACCGTCCCCTGAATCACTTCCCCGTGACGAAAAACGGCTGCTGCCAGCAGCGTCATGCTGCCCGGAATGTGGTGGTGCGCTGAGCTACCTAGGTGAGGATGCCGCCGAACAGCTGGAGCTGATGCGCAGTGTCTTCCGGGTTATCCGGACTGTACGCGAAAAACACGCCTGTACTCAGTGTGATGCCATCGTGCAGGCCCCCGCGCCTTCGCGGCCCATCGAGCGGGGTATCGCCGGTCCGGGGCTGCTGGCCCGCGTGCTGACCTCAAAGTATGCAGAGCACACCCCGCTGTACCGCCAGTCTGAAATATACGGCCGCCAGGGTGTGGATCTGAGTCGCTCACTGCTGTCGGGCTGGGTGGATGCGTGTTGCCGGCTACTGTCACCGCTGGAAGAGGCGCTTCAGGACTATGTGCTGACTGACGGCAAGCTCCATGCTGATGACACGCCCGTCCCGGTGCTGTTGCCAGGTAATAAGAAAACGAAGACCGGGCGGTTGTGGACCTACGTTCGTGACGACCGTAACGCCGGGTCAAAGATGGCGCCGGCGGTGTGGTTCGCTTACAGCCCGGACAGAAAAGGTATCCACCCACAGAGCCATCTCGTCGGCTTCAGCGGTGTTCTGCAGGCGGATGCGTACGCCGGGTTCAACGAGCTGTACCGCAATGGACAGATAACGGAAGCTGCCTGCTGGGCTCACGCCCGTCGCAAGATCCACGATGTGCACGTTCGCACCCCGTCAGCCCTGACGGAGGAAGCCCTGAAACGGATCGGCGAGTTGTATGCCATAGAGGCGGAAATAAGGGGGATACCGGCAAAGCAACGTCTTGCAGAACGTCAGCAAAAAGCTAAACCGCGCCTGAAATCCCTGGAAAGCTGGCTGCGTGAAAAGATGAAGACCCTGTCGCGACACTCAGAACTGGCGAAAGCGTTCACGTACGTACTGAACCAGTGGCCGGCGTTGGCTTACTATACTGACGACGGCTGGGCCGAAGCAGATAACAACATAGCTGAGAATGCGCTGCGGATGGTCAGCCTGGGCCGCAAAAACTACCTGTTCTTCGGTTCGGATCATGGAGGAGAGCGGGGAGCGCTGCTGTACAGCCTGATCGGGACGTGCAAACTGAACGGAGTGGAGCCAGAAAGCTACCTCCGCTATGTCCTTGACGTCATTGCTGACTGGCCGATAAACCGGGTCAGCGAACTGCTCCCCTGGCGCATCACACTGCCAACTGAATAACACATCCCCGTCAATACGGTTCTCGCTGCACGCTTACCCTTATACCAGCCTTCGTCTTTGACTTCGTGACACTAAACACTCTGATCCCGTCTATTTCTACAATGTCATCCCGCTTGAGAGAGGCTATTTCATCAAGCCTCATTCCACTGTATAGCCCTATCAGGATCACGCCCTGTAATTCATCCTCAGCATTCTCTACGAGCGTCACAAGCTGCTTTGTGGTGAATGGCTGATAGCTCTCTATCGTACTGCGAGCACCTAAATCCATCTCATGAAATGGGTTGTCAGACGGTAGGTCATCATAGACACGACGCGCATATTTGTAGATGCTCCCCAGGCTCGTTAACCAATTCTGCAACGTCTGAGGGGCAAACTCTCCCTTTTGTTTCTGTAGAAAATTGTTAACTGTAGAACGTTTAACATCTAATAAATTGATGTCGGATTTATCAATACTCTCTAAAAATATCTCTACGGCGCGTTGTGCCTTACTCAGTGTTGAAGCGGCTTTTTTGTCATTGTAATTATCAACATATGCCTCACAGACAGCACGCAGAGAAGGGATACCAGCCCGGACAGCCCTAGCCACTGGTCTAGATGGTTTCCTGTGAATACTGGCTATGCTCTCTGCAATATGCTGATCCAGGCTAAAGGGGTTATGCTGGCGTTTCAGGGCTTCCCACTCTAACAGCAGATGATCACGGAATCGCCTGGCCTGTTCTATGTCCCTGGTGCTGGTAGTTTTACGCCAGATTTTACAGGGGTGAATATGTCTCAGCCATTTGGGAACGAATATCTGAAACATCCAGATCCCGTCTTTACGTTTAAAAAGGTAAGCGTTGCTATTGATCGGCAC